TGTGTTCAAACGCTGTGTTCATGGGGGAGGTAAAAATCTCTACGTGCTCGAGCCTCAGGGACCGGCGCCCCCTCTCGCGTGCAAAACCGCGAAATTCAAGGGAGGGGGTCTGATGGGCAGCCATACATAAGAAAAATGTGTTATTTATCGCAGAAATGCCGTGTTTTGGCACTTCCTGCGGTATTTTTATGCGCCGGCTGTCCTGCGGAATGACATCGGAAACGGCATGTTTAAAGCGGAGAATCCGAATGCGGCAGCGGACTTTTGAGGAATGAAAATGCAGGAAAACAGCGATTTTACAAGGAATGTCGCGAAACGGTTCTGCCTCTGGTGCGGCGTTCCGATTGTTTACAGCGGCTTCGGACGACCACGGAAGTTCTGCTCGAATCGCTGCAGATGGTCGTTCGATAAGTACAGGCAGAATCATAAGGAGATGTTTGATGAAGACAGCAGAATTGAAGGTGCTTCCGGTATCGGTTCTGAAGCCGGCGGCATACAATCCCCGGAAGAAACTGAAGCCGGGCGATAAGGAATATGAAAAGATCAAGAAATCTATACAGGAATTCGGTTTTGCGGATCCGCTGGTGGTGAACGCCGACATGACGATCATCGGCGGGCATCAGAGATTAACTGTGGCGATGGAACTAGGGTATACCGAAGTTCCCTGCGCCGTGGTCGATGTCGATAAGGCCAGGGAAAAAGCTCTGAATGTTGCGCTGAACAAGATCACCGGCGCGTGGGACGAGCAGATGCTCGCGGAACTCCTGAAGGATATCGAAGCAAGTGGTATTGATGCGATGGTGACCGGATTCGAGCCGCCGGAGATGGAGCAGCTGTTCAACAAGGTTGCCACGAAGGAAGTTGCGGAAGATGACTTCGATGTGGAGACGGAGCTTAAGAAGCCGACGTTCTCAAAGGTCGGTGATATCTGGCACCTGGGACGGCATATAGTTGTCTGCGGCGATTCTACTCAGGCTGAAACATATGCGGCTCTGATGGACGGCGTGAAAGCGAATCTGGTTCTGACGGATCCTCCGTACAATGTAAATGTCGAAGAGACTGCGGGCAAGATTCAGAACGACAACATGCCTGACGAGGATTTCTATAAATTTCTTCTGGCAGCGTTCGGGTGCATGAACGAGAACCTGGCTGATGACGGATCCATATATGTATTTCACGCGGATACGCAGGGACTGAACTTCCGGCGGGCATTCCAGGACGCGGGCTTTTATCTTTCCGGATGCTGTATCTGGAAGAAAAATGCGCTGGTGCTCGGCAGGTCACCGTATCAGTGGCAGCATGAGCCTTGTCTGTTCGGATGGAAGCAGAAGGGCAGGCACGAGTGGTATTCCGACAGGAAGCAGACGACGATCTGGGAATATGACCGTCCGAAGGCATCGAAGGATCATCCGACTACGAAGCCTGTGCAGCTGATGGCGTATCCGATCCGGAATTCTTCTATGACGAATGGCATTGTACTCGATCCTTTCCTCGGATCCGGCTCTACCATGATCGCCTGTGAGGAGACCGAACGTGTCTGCCGGGGTATCGAGCTTGATCCGAAATTCGTGGATGTGGAAGTTGAACGCTGGCGCAGCTATATGTCCGACGCCGGAAAAGATCCGGATGTGTATCTCATTCGTGACGGCCAGAAACTGACTTATGAGGAAGCAGTAGCAGATATCCCGAAGTTGTGAGTAAGTGACATTCTTGCTGGAAATCTTTGTGACATTTACGCCTCCGAAAGTTGTTGCTATTGCTGCCCGGCAGAGCAATACATGTCATTACCGAAACGCACAGTGCTTTCGGAAACACAAAAACGGAGGTACATACAATGATGATTAACTATAACGTAACGGGCGTGAGACGCAAGGAACTGGCACAGATAATCGGGACGGTGTTGGAACTCAAGCCGAAGTACATGGGCATGCCGAGCGCGGCCTACCAGATCGGGAGCTTCACACTCAGCAAGGAAGGCGTGCTCGACTATTTCGAGAGCACGGATATCGAGGGTGTTCAGAAGGTGCTGGATGCGATTACGGCAGCAGGATTTGAGCCTGCAGAGCAGGTTGAACCGGAAAACACAGAAGAATCCGCTGAGCCAAAAGAACCCGCAACAACGGCGGACACGGAGGCCGAGGAAGGCAATCCTGCGGCAGATCAGCAGGAAGAAGCAAATAAGGAAGCGTTGGAAGAGACATCCGAAGAAGCCACGGGGGAACCTGCTTCAGAAGAAACCGATGCAGAAGCAGATGACGATGGGCCGACCGCACTTTCGGTCAGCCTGCCGGATGAACTTACCGACGAAGCCTACAGCAATCTGGAAAAGATCATCGCTTCCAAGCAGACGCTGATGAAACATGCCTTCCAGAGCGAAGCCATTACGGTGGAGCGTAAGGACGGGCAGATCGTTTTCTCCGGATTTACAGCTTCGGATGGCGAGCACACAGATGCCTACCTGCGGTACATCACCCTGCTGACGAGATTCGCAAAGGAAGCAAAACGGGTGACCGGCAAGGATTATCCGGTCGGTAATGAAAAGTTCGCATTCCGCTGCTTCGTCATCCGGATCGGAATGGTCGGAGCGGAGTACAAGAAGGCCAGGAAGATCCTTCTGGAAAATCTGACCGGCAATTCCTCCTGGAAGAACGGTGCACCGGAAAAAGCCACTGATGTAGAGAATCCCGCAGAAGGTTCCGCTTCCACTGAAACAGTTGAGGAAACGGAGGTGGCCATCAATGAGTGAAGAGAGATGGATTTAAACCCTGAAGATGATTCTCATCATTCTGGCGGTCATTGCAGTGGCGCTGATCATCACCCATACCGATGAGATCGGCGCATGGATCGCGCGGAACCTGATGAGCGAGACACATTCGAATCTGAAGCAGATTCTGGAATAGGAGACGCGGCATGAGATTTCCTTCAAGAGAACAGGTTGAGAGAATTAAAAGAGAATACCCGGCGGGCTGCAAAGTACGTCTGGTGCATATGGACGACCCTCAGAGTCCTCCGGTCGGTACCATCGGCGAAGTTATAGGCTGCGATGACAGCGGATCGCTTCTGGTCCGATGGAGCAACGGTTCCGGCCTGAACGTGGTCCTCGACGGCGGCGATATCGTTGAGAAAGTCGAGGGCTGATATGGATAAGAAAATTCGTGATGAGATTCTCGACATTAGGTCTACCGGCTTGGCGAATATGCTCGATATTCCATATGTTCAGCGCTTGGCCTTCGACCGTAACTATTTTGATTTGGTGCTGTTTATTGAGGAGCATCGCAAGGAATATGTTCATTTCATCCTTTACGGAGACGACGATGAGAAGGTGTAATCTACACAATTCCGGCGGCTGATCTTTGTCACATATGTGCCGAGAAATGACTGGATATAATTCGGCAACAGAGTGATTAATGTGACAACGAAAACAAAAGCACAAGGGCAGTCGCCCGGAAAGGAAAACGCCATGAGAAACACATTTTTCGAAGAGATGAAGGAAGCCGGATACGCATACCAGGAAGCCAAGGACAAGAGGCTGGAGACCCGCACGGAGTTAATCAAGACTGACAAATGGGACGAGGTCAGAGCCTTCGATGAGAAGGAAAAGGCAGAGCACCCATTCCCATTTACGAAGGGAGCCATGAAAGCCCTTCAGGCCTACCGCAACACCACACAGCGCGGTTGCGATGCCTTCGAAGTTGACGATCTTCCCTGGCCGGATGACACAAAGGATTTCGTTGAAACCCTCCGCAAAGCCGGGATCACAAGCATTGTGGTGACCGACGAATCGACAGGCCTGATGGACGGGATTTACGGCCTGACAGCCTGCGGATGCACGATGGGAAGCCTTCGAACGGTGACAAGAGCGGACGACTTCCGCTTCGGAAGCCGGGAACCGGAAACAAAGCGTGGGATCGGGTTTAAGATCAGCTGAAGGAGGTGCGGACGATGTGGGAAAAGGGATCGCTTCTGATTGATGGAACGGTTGTAAAGTACTGGGTGAAACATTATGACGAGCCTTCCGAAGCCTACGGGCTGGAAGGAAGCCGCATTTCGAAGATGGAGCTCCGAATCAACGGGAAGGTTACATTCAATTATGACAGAGGACTCGACATTGAGCCGGAAGACGAAATCACACAGACAGCGTACATGGTACTTTTGAAAAAGTACGGCTGAGAAACATACTGAGTAGGAATATTCCGAAAGCAGAGCCGACAGCGGCTCTTGCTCTCGTAGTGATACAGATCGCGGCAAATATGTCGGCGGTCTTTTCTTTTACGAAAAATCAGAGAAGGGAGGGAGCCGAATGGCGACCAGAGGGAGAAAACCCACGCCGACAGCAATCAAGGAACTGGAAGGCAATCCGGGCAAGAGACCGCTGAATCAGAACGAGCCGAAGCCAAAGAAGACGGCTCCGTCCTGTCCGAAGTGGCTCGATAAGGAAGCAAAGAAGGAATGGCGCAGACTTGCGGCGAAGATGGAACAGATGGGCGTGCTGTCCGAAGTCGATATGGCAGCCTTTGCAGGCTATTGCCAGTGCTACGCCAGATGGAAGGAAAACGAGGAGTTCATCTCGAAAAACGGTTCTCTTGTGAGAACGCCGTCCGGATACTGGCAGCAGGTGCCGCAGGTATCTATCGCGCAGCAGTACATGAAGCAGATGGAGAGGTTCGCGGAACAGTTCGGCCTGACACCGGCATCCAGATCCAGACTGATCGCGGACGATGGAAACGGCGGTGTGAAAGACGAGATGGATGCGCTCCTGGGAGATGGTGATGAATGAAGACAAGACCGGATGATTATCCGAAACTGAAAGATTATAAGCCGAGCCGGTTTATGCTGCCGGATTCGCATTACGACAAAAAGAAAGCCGACAGGGCAGTAAAGTTCATTGAAATGCTTCCGCATACGAAAGGCGAATGGGAAGGCAGGCCCTTCTGGCTCCTTCCCTGGCAGGAGCAGATCATCCGCGACCTGTTCGGAATTGTAAAAGCTGACGGCTTCCGGCAGTTCCGAACGGCCTACATCGAGATTCCAAAGAAACAAGGGAAGTCAGAACTGGCTGCGGCGATTGCGCTGTACCTGCTTTATGCTGATCATGAGCCGAGTGCAGAAGTATTCTCGGCAGCGGCAGACCGGCAGCAGGCTTCTATCGTATTTGATGTCGCGAAACGAATGGTGGAGATGACGCCGGGGCTGCAGAAGCGGTCGAAAGTTATGTCCGCGACAAAGCGTATCGTGAATTACAGCAACGCCGGGTACTACCAGGTCGTATCCGCTGATGTCGGCGGCAAACACGGGTACTCGATCAGCGGTCTGGTTTTTGACGAGATCCATAATCAGCCGAACCGGAAACTGTGGGATGTTCTGACAAAGGGCTCCGGCGATGCGAGACGGCAGGCCCTGCATGTGGCAATCACAACGGCAGGAACAGACCGGAATTCGATCTGTTTCGAGCTTCATACAAAGGCTCTGGATATTCTCTCGGATCGGAAGGTAGATCCGACTTTCTATCCTGTGGTCTACAGTCTGCCGATGGATGCAGACTGGCAGGACGAGAAGAACTGGTACAAGGTAAATCCCTCGCTCGGCTACACGGTTCCGATTGAGAGGATGCGGGAAGCATACTTGCAGTCGCAGGATAATCCGGCAGAGGAGAACGTCTTTCGAACGCTGAGACTTTGCCAATGGGTAGGCTCCACGGTTCAGTGGATTCCGGATCACATTTATGATCTGGAAAACCAGCCGATTGATAAGCATGCGCTTCGACGGCGGGACTGTTATGCCGGTCTCGATCTTTCGAGTTCCGGAGATATTACGGCACTGGTGCTGATGTTCCCGCCGAGGACAGATGATGAGAAATATATCATGCTGCCTTACTTCTGGGTGCCGGAAGAAACAATACCGAAGAGAGTTCAGCAGACATCGGTTCCGTATGACAACTGGGTGGCGCAGGGATATGTCCAAGCGACGCCCGGGAATGTCATCGACTACGCCTACATCCAGAATACGATCGGTGAACTCAGTTACAAATATCACATCCGGGAGATCGCGTTCGACCGCTGGGGAAGCAACATGCTCGTGGAGAGACTCTCAGAAATGGGCCTGACAGTTGTTCCCTTCGGGCAAGGTTACAAGGATATGTCTCCCGCGAGTCGGGCCTTTTACGAGGAGCTTATGAAGGGAAATATCATCCACGGCGGCAATCCCGTCATGAAGTGGATGTGCGGAAATGTTGTGATCGAGCAGGATCCAGCGGGAAATATCAAGCCGACGAAAGCAAAGTCAAAGGACAAGATTGACGGTGTCGTTGCGGCGATCATGGCTCTTGACCGTTGCATCCGGCATGAGAATGAAGAGAGTGTGTACGACAGCAGAGGTTTGCTGTGGATATGACGTGTAATTGTTCGAGCAAAGGAGCGCATAAATGTTGTTCTTATTGATTCTGGCCATTGCCGCACTTGTCGCGGTGGTGGCTGTTTCTGTATTCGGAATGCTGCTGATCAAAGCGGCAATAGATGACATTTTGGAGGAATTCAGATGATGTGGCCATTCAGAAGGAATGCAAGGGCTGAGCCGAAAAACAGCCTGGCAGGAGATTCATACCGATTCTATACCGGTTATTCCGATTCCGGGAAAGCTGTAACGGAACGGTCTGCAATGCAGATTACGGCGGTATATGCCTGTGTGAGGGTTTTGTCAGAAGCAGTTGCATCGCTTCCACTGCATTTGTACAGAGATTCCGGCAACGGAAGTAAAGAGAAGGCGCGGGATCATCCGCTGTATTTCCTGCTTCATGATGAGCCGAATCCGGAAATGACTTCGTTCGTCTTCAGAGAAACGATGATGACGCATCTGCTCCTGTTCGGCAATTTTTTCTGCCAGATCCTGCGGAACGGGAGGGGAGAAGTCATAGGGCTCTATCCTTTGATGCCGAACCGCATGAAAGTGGATCGGGACGATAAGGGTAAGCTCTACTACGAATATATGCATCAAAACGACGAAGCCGGAACCATGAAGAATGAGACGGTGAGGCTCACGCCATACGATGTGATGCACATCCCAGGCCTCGGTTTTGACGGTCTGATCGGGTACAGCCCGATTGCGATCGCAAAGAACGCACTCGGCACATCGATGGCGACGGATGAATACGCCAGCAAGTTTTTCGCGAATGGCGCGGCTCCGTCAGGAGTACTTGAATATCCGGGTGTTGTGAAGGATCCGGAGAAGCTGAGAGAGTCGTGGAATTCTACATTTGGCGGAAGCCGAAATTCAGGAAAGGTTGCGGTTTTGGAGGAAGGCCTCAAATACACGCCTATTTCTATCAATCCGCAGGACAGTCAGTTCCTCGAAACCAGGAAGTTTCAGGTGGATGAGATAGCCCGCATTTTCAGAGTTCCTCCGCATATGATCGGAGATCTGGAACACGCCACTTTCAGCAACATTGAAGAACAGGGTCTGGAATTCGTGATGTATGTCCTGCAGCCGTGGCTTGTGAGAATTGAATCCGGTATGAATCGGGCATTGCTGTCTCAGGATGAAAAGAAGGAATACTTCTTCAACTTCCGTGTGGATGGCCTGATGCGCGGCAACTATGAGAGCCGGATGCAGGGATATGCGACAGGCATCAACAACGGGTTCATGTGTCCGAACGATGTACGCAAACTCGAAAATATGGACCTGATCCCAGAGGAAGAAGGCGGGAACATCTTCATGGTGAACGGCACCATGACACCCTTAAGAAGCTGTGGCGCGAGCTACGGCCTTGGCGGCGGAGACTCTGGAGAAGAAGAGCCTGAGAAACCACCTGATAAAGAATCTGCAGATGATCGGAGACGCGGAAGGAGAAGAAAATGAACAAGTTCTGGAAATGGGTGCGGAACAAGGCACCGGATCCGGATAATCCGGACGAGACAATAGAAGAGAGGACACTGTTCCTGGACGGGACGATCGCTTCGGAGAGCTGGTTTGACGATGATGTCACACCGGCTCTTTTTAAATCCGAGCTTAGTGCTGGCAAAGGCGATATCACGGTCTGGATCAACTCGCCGGGCGGGGATTGCTTCGCGGCGGCACAGATCTATAACATGCTCCGTGATTATGCCGGGAAGGTAACGGTCAAGATTGACGGGATCGCGGCTTCGGCAGCTTCTGTCATCGCGATGGCAGGAGACACCGTCCTGGTATCTCCGGTATCAATGATCATGATCCATAATCCCGCCACGATTGCGATGGGAGACCATAACGAGATGCAGAAGGCGATTGAGATGCTGGATTCGGTCAAGGATTCCATCATCAATGCCTATGCACTGAAGACTGGTCTTTCCCATAACAAGCTGGCTGAGCTTATGGAGAACGAGACCTGGATGGATGCCAGGGAAGCGGTGAAACTGAAGTTTGCTGACGATGTGATCAGCAGGAACGCACTTCGGGAGGAGAAGCCCGATGAAGAAGAAACAGTACCGGGGCTTGAGGAGAAGGACGAAGAGAAGGAAGCCCGGAAAGGAAAGACCGAGGAACCTTCAGGGATGCTTTTCTCCAGACGCCTTGTCGAACAGGCAGCTATCAATAAGGTTGCCGATCACTACAAACAGAGCGGCAATTCGGAGCCGAAGATGCCGGAAGAAACAGGATACCGGGTCGACGACTGCATGAAGCGTCTCGACCTCATAAAAAAATTCATGTGAGAAAGAGAGGATTTGGTTATGACTATCAAGGAGCTTATTGAGAAGAGAGCGACAGCATGGGAAGCGGCAAAAGCCTTCCTGGAATCCCATCGCGGTGAAAACGGGGTTCTGTCCGCGGAGGACAGCGAGACCTATGACCGCATGGAGAAGGACGTAACTGACCTCACGAAGGAGATCGAGAGAAAGAATCGTGAGATGGCGATTGACGATATGCTTTCTAAGCCGACAGGTACTCCGCTTACGGCAAGACCGGGTGCTGGGCATGATGATGACGATACCAAGACCGGACGTGCTTCCGATCAGTACCGCAGAGACATGATCACGGCAATGCGTACCGGATTCAGAAAGATCTCCAACGTGCTTGAGGAAGGAACGGACGCGAACGGCGGGTATCTGGTTCCGGCGGAGTGGGACAGCCGTCTGATCGATGTACTGACGGAGGAGAACATCTTTCGTGCTCTGGCAACCACGATCACGACATCCGGTGAGCATAAGATCAATATTGCCGGTACGAAGCCGGCTGCGGCATGGATCGAGGAAGGCGGGGCGCTGACCTTTGGCGACGCGACCTTCGACCAGATCGTTCTGGACGCACACAAGCTGCATGTGGCGGTGAAGGTGACGGAAGAGCTTCTGTACGACAACGCTTTCAATCTGGAAAACTACATCATCACGCAGTTCGGCAAGGCGCTGGGCAACGCGGAAGAGGACGCGTTCCTCAATGGTGACGGTACCGGAAAGCCACTCGGCATCTTTGCTGAGACAGGTGGAGGACAGACTGCGGTTACACTTTCCGGCGTGAAGCTTGGAACAGATGACATCCTGACCCTGATCTACGCGCTGAAGAGGCCGTACCGTAAGAACGCGTCCTTCATTCTGAATGACCAGACGCTGGCGGCAATCCGCAAGCTGAAGGATGGAAATGGTGCCTATATCTGGCAGCCGAGCTACCAGGCAGGCGAACCGGACAGAATCTGCGGGTATGAGGTGCATACTTCCGCTTATGCTCCGGCGCTGGAAGCGAACAAGGCGGTGATGGCATTCGGAGATTTCAGCTATTACAACATCGGCGACAGAGGAACCCGCTCTGTGCAGATCCTGCGTGAGCTTTTCGCGGGTAACGGCATGATCGGATATGTCGCAAAGGAGCGTGTTGACGGCAAGCTGGTGCTGCCGGAGGCAGTCCAGATCATGAAAGCGGGAGCATCCGCCTGAGAGGAGTGATTTTTAATGCTGACACTGGACGAGGTGAAGAAATATCTGAGAGTGGACTTCTCAGATGAGGACACACTGATCACGAGTCTGATCTCCACGGCTGACTCCCTCGTCCGGGATGTCAGCCGGATGGAACCAGACTCCGAAGTATCAGAGGCTTCAAAACCGGTCATGATGGCGGCGGAGCTTTATACGGTCGCGTATCTGTATGAGCACAGGGAAGAGGCAGATCATCATGATCTTATGCTGACTCTCCGTGCTCTTTTATTCGGCATTCGGGAGGTGACATTCTGATGGATATCGCGGGGCTGAATGTTCGGATTATGATCCAGAAAAATGAAACGCAGGTTGACAGGTATGGAAACCATACAAGTACCTGGACGGATTATTTCTCCTGCTGGGCGACCTGCTCCAATCAGACTGGTAAGGAAGATGACGAGGCTGGACAGACGCTTGAAGATGACAAGATGGATTTCACCATCCGGTATTCTTCCGAGACGGCGGCTATTGTTTCTACTAAATATCGAATCCTCCTGAATGACCGGATCTATAACATCGATCATATCGATGATATGGGATTCAAACGGCACAGCCTGAAATTCCACGCGACTCTGGCAAGAAAATGATGGAGTCAGAAAAGGAGACCCATGAGAGATGTGAGAATCAGGCCTGAACAGCTGGCCGACACAATCAAAAAAGAGCTGGATGATCTTGCCGAGGATACGACCGACACGGTGAAGAAGGCCGTGCAGGAAGCGGCGGATACTGCTGTGAAGGATCTGAAAGCGGCTTCTCCGAGACACACCGGAAAATACGCGAAAAGCTGGACACAGAAGAAGGTGAAAGACAATTCTTCCGGGAAGGAAATTATCGTTCATGCGCGGAAATATCAGCTGACGCATCTTCTGGAAAATGGTCACGCGAAACGTGGAGGCGGCAGGGTTGCCGCCAGAGTGCATATCAAGCCGGTTGAGGAGAAGGTTTCGGAGCAGTTGGAAAATGATATCAAACGAAAGATCAGCAACGGAAGCGGATAAGGAGGTCTGAATGGAGAAGATCATCGAAATATTAAACCAGTTCGGGATCCCTTTTGCCTACGATCATTTTTCCGAGGGAGAAGCGCCTGACCCGCCTTTTATCTGCTACATGATCCCGTCTACGGATAATTTCGCTGCTGACGGCACAGTGTATCTGGATATCGATGTGGTAAACATTGAGCTTTACACGGATAAGAAGGATCCGGAACTTGAGAAGAAGCTGCAGGGGCTTCTAACGGAATCTGGTTTCGTCTATGAGAAGAATGAAGCGTGGATCGAATCTGAGAAGCTGTACGAAGTGGTTTATGAATTTGAAATGGAGGCTTAAGAATGACAGGTAAAAGAAATAAGGTCAAGTACAACCTCAAAAATGTACATTACGCCATCGCTACGATTGCGGAGGACGGTACAGCAACATATGAAACGCCGGTCGCATGGCCCGGTGCCGTGAATCTTTCCCTTGAAGCGCAGGGAGACCAGACGGTCTTCTGGGCGGACGGTATCCAGTATTATGTAACATCGGCAAACAGCGGTTACAACGGTGACTTTGAAAGCGCAATGGTACCGGAGGATTTCCGGGAAAATGTTCTGGGCGAGGTAAAAGATGGAAATGGCATACTGCTGGAGGATGCGGATGCGCAGCCGGTCCATTTCGCCCTGCTCTTTGAGTTCGATGGCGATGTGAATCAGATTCGTCACGTCATGTACAACTGCACGGCTACCCGTCCTTCCGTGGAATCTCAGACGAAGGAGGATTCCATCGAAGTGAAGACGGAAACGCTGACGATCAACGCGACATCCATTAAGGATGCGACACTCGGAAAGAATATCGTGAAGGCGCGTTCCTGCTCCGATACGAAAGACGCTGCCTATACGGGATGGTATGAGAAGGTTTATATGCCGGTTGCGAAGGACGCTTCTTCCGGAGCAAAAGCAAGTGGATCAACGAGTTGGTCTGACGGCAAGTGATAGGAGGATGACGGCTGATGTATAAGGAAATCGAACTGGAAACGCAGGAGGGGAAGAAAACGTTTCCCTTCCTGGCGACAGGAACAACAGCATACAGATATAAGCAGTGTTTTCATCAGGATCTGATGATCGCGCTGAATAACATGGAGGATACGACCGATGATCAGGCTGACATGACGGTTGGCGACAAGCTGGCGTTTATTATGAATGCCCAGGCCGAGAAAAAAGACATGAACAAGTTGAATGTCGATTCATTCCTCGAATGGGCGGATCAGTTTGACGGCGCGGAGCTTTTCCTTCACATGAGAGATTTCGTTTCCATGTATCTTGGCTCCCGTCAGACAACTTCAACGCCAAAAAAAGGAGTCTCCCGACCGACCGGGAAATAAATACCGCCATCTATATGCTCCGCGCAAAACAGATGGGTCTGTCCATCGCGGAGCTTGATGAAATGGAAGAAGGCCTCGTCATGGACATGGTCATCGAATCCGGTAATGATGCTTGTTCGGATGAATATTGCCAGGTAGCGGATCAGCGCATGATGGATGCTTTTTAAAAGCAAATTAAAGTCTGTTCATGATATCGATAATCATCTGATGATCTTGAAGTAAAGTGATTGCAAAGCTTTTTTTGCCAGCATCTTTTAGCGAGGCGCCTATATGATATCCGATTTTTTGATCAAGGATCAGAAAACGATCATGAAAAGTATTTATATAATTTACAGTCAGGGTCGGATATTGTCCATTGAAAGTGGATATTTCGGATGCTGTAAGGCGACAACCTCTATTCGTTGTATAAAGAGAAACAGAGACTCCATCAGTCTTTTTTGAAAGAAGATCTAACGTTCCAGTATCGACATAGCCATCAACAAGTATGATGTCGTTTGATGCCTTTTGTATCAATGTTGAGATTAAACTGAACGCATCATAAATCTGGCCGTCAAAAAAGATTTTTTGAGTAGATTCTTCATGATCGGAGATATAATCGAAAATCTGGTCCAATTTTGTATCAGTTTTTTTCTCATACTCAATCTGGCGCAGCTCAACAGAAGAAATCCGGTCAAACATATATGCATTACTGGCAATAAAACGCCGCATTTCTCTAAAAGCACGCATGATGAAGATTGTCTGTTTGTCTGCAGTATCACCGTGCAAAACTGTTGCAAGCATATATATTCCCTGCTCTGTGAAAGCATATGGAGGTTTACGGCGTCCTCCTAATTGTCCGGAAAAGAATGATGAATTTCGTGAAGTCACAATTTGTGATTTCACGAGCTCAACTTCTTGTGGCGTCAGCTGGAACATAAAGTCATCCGGGAATCTGGAAATGTTACGTTTTACCTGCTGGTTCAAAGTCCTGACTTCGTAACCGTAGATTCCGGCAAGGTCAAAATCAAGCATAACCTGTTGATTCCGAATGGTATAGATCATTGGTTGGAGAGTCGTGCTGTTTATTTCTATCAGGCCGGCAGATTTATTATCCTGA